GCTCCATGCCGCGATGGCCGGGGCCATTCGTGATGCACTGGCAAAACGCCTTCATCACGACGGGCGCCGATCACGTTTTCCACCGTCGCAACGCGCGCGGCAGGTTCGGCAACGGTGATTATTTTCCTAGCGTGCGAGGCCCGTACAAATGCGGCGAGAACGAGCACGGTCACAGCAAGGCGGTTGAGTGGGCGCATGAGATCCTGTGGATGATGGACGCGCCCGTAGTGTGCGACCCGTTCAGCGGTTCGGGAACGATCCTCATGGCAGCGGAGCAGTGTGGTCGCGTCTGCGTTGGCATCGAGATTGACCCGCGCTTTGTTGCGGTGACGCTTGAGCGCCTCGCCGGTCGAGGTCTGACGCCGCGGCTCATCGCCTGATGGGTCGCGCGCACGCCATCACGCGCGAGAAGCGCGACCGGCTGCTGAACGCCCTGCGCGCTGGCGCGCTCTACCGCGACGCCGCGGAGAGCGCGGGCATCCCCTGGCGCACATGGATGGACTGGTCGAAGAGCGTGCGCGAGGGGGCGTGCACGAACGACGACGTGCGCGAGCTCGTCGAGCGGGCGCGCGAGGCGTACGCCGCCGCCAACGTCGGCCTTGCGGCGACCGTCTCGAAGGCGGCGCAGAAAGACTGGCGCGCCGCCGCGTGGCAGCTCGACCACCGCCGCGGCGACCCGAAGGCGCGGCACGACGCGCGGCGCGCGCGGTGGGAGGCTGACATTGCCAAGGCCGAGGCCGACAAGGCCGCTGCGGGGCAGCAGACGCCGACCGTCGTGATCGAGCTGCCCGCGTCGCTGGTGCGCCCGCGCGAGGCGACGTGATCGCCGCCGCGCAGCCGCTCGACCGCGTGGTGGTCACCTACGCCCCGCACGAACGGCAGCAGGCCATCCACGACGCGCCTGAGGCCGAGGTGTGGGCCGCGTGCGGCTACGGCACCGGCAAGACAACGCTGGCCGTTTGGGAGGCGTTCTCGCTCGCGACGCAGACGCACCCCGGCTTCGCTGGCATCGTCGCCGCGCCGACGTTCCCGCTGTTGTTCCAGAGCTGGTTCACGGAGTGGGAGCGCAACATCCCGCGCGCCTGCTGGCGGTTCAGCCGCGACCCTTTGTTCGGCGCGTACCTCGCGATCCCGACGCCTGCTGGCGAGTCGCGCATCTGGCTGCGCTCGACCGTCGCGACCGAGAGCCTCGAGGGGATGAACGCGGCGTGGCTGGTGTTCGACGAGGCGACGCGCGAGCGGTCGCACGACCCCATCCGCGTGCTCGCGGCGCGTCTGCGTCGAGGACATCCGGGGCGCCAGCGTCGGCAGCTCGTGATCGGCCCGCCGCAGACGCGGGGCCATTGGACGGCGTTGGACTTCGGGACCGGCCCCGGCGAGGGACGCACCGGCGACGCGCTGTCGTGGACCGACGGCAGGCGCCGCGTCGTGCGCGCGCGCACCCGTGACAACCCGCACCTGCCGTCGGACTTCGAGGCGTCGCTCCGCTCGCGCCCCGGCGCCACGAAGGCTTGGTGCCGCCAGTGGCTTGATGCCGAGTTCGGCAGCGTCGAGGGGCAGGTGTACGAGAGCTTCTCGCGCGACGTGCACGTACGCCGCGCGGGCGACCTCGCGGGGCGCAGTTGGGCTGACGTGATCGTCGCTGTTGACTGGGGCTGGACGCACCCCGGCGTCGCGCTGGTGCTCGCCACCGACGGAGCGGACCTCTACGTCATCCACGAGGAAGTCCACCGAGGGAAGGTCGTCGCGGCGACCTCCGACGGGTGGCTCCCGATCATCGCGGACCTGTGCAGGCGCTACCGCGCGACGCGGGTGTTCTGCGACCCGTCGCAGCCGGGACACATCGAGAGCGTCGGGCGCTACCTGCGCGGCGCCGCGCGCACCTACGAGGCGCGCAACGACGTGGGCGAGGGCCTGAGGCGCGTCAGCGCCCTGCTTGAGTGGACCGTCGAGCGCGTGCAGAGCGGCCCTGTGCTCGGGCGCAGCGCGCTGTGGATCTCAGACGCCTGCGCGCATACGATCGGGGAGTTCGAGTCGTACTCGCGGCGGCGCGGCCGCGACGGCGCCTTCACCGAGGACGTCGACAAGATCAACGACGACGCGATGGACGCGCTGAGATACGGCGTGATGGAGCTGCACCGTGGATGACCGACACACGTTCGACGAGGCCCGTGGCTGGCACGCGTTCCTGAGCGACGCCTATCGAGGCGGATGGCACTGGGAGCACCCGAGCTCACCGACGCTCGGCACCGCGCGGCTCTACGGCTACGAGCTGCGCCGCACCGAGAGCGGTCGAGAGGTCGCCGTCGAGGTACCGCGCGGCACGGAGCGCACGTACCTCGTCCCGTGGCAGGGCGAGCAGCCCGCCGACTTCCGACGCCGTCGGCATCTCGCGTTCTACGCGAACCTGACGGAGCCGGTGGTCGACGCCTACGCCGACGCGGTTGCGCCTGGCGTGTCGCGCGACCTGAGCGACCTCGGCCCCTACGTGCAGGATCTCGACGGCGAGGGATGCCGGTGGCCCGAGCACGTCAGCAACGTCGCGAGGCAGATCGCGGTGCACGGCGCCTGCGCCGTCGTGATCGAGCCGCCGCGCCGCAACGCGGCGACGACGCGCGAGGAAGAGATCGCCGCGAAGGTCAGCGTTCGCGCGCGGGTCATCCCGCCGACCGCGTGGGCGTGGGCGCGCTACGACGACGACGGGCTCGCGGAGTTCGCGTACGCCGACGACGCCGTGGTCGACGAGACGCGCCAGACGCAGGTGGTTACGATCTGGCGCTACACGCGCGAGGGCTGGGAGCGTCACGTCGCCAGCCTCGGCACGTCGCAGGGCGTCGGCGAGGCTGTGCTCGGCCAGCCGGTGTCCAGCGGTCCCAACGCCGTCCCCGGCAAGGTTCCCGTCGTGTTCGCGGCGCACCGTCGCGACCCGCTCTCGCGCGTGCCCTCGGGCCGCTCCCTCGCGGCGACACCGGCGGCGATCGGGCGACAGGTGTACCAGTTGCTCTCGCAGGTCGAGGACACGCAGCGTCGGGCGCCGCCGTTCCTGTCGGTGCCGACGACGGCGCGCGGTGGCATCGAGCCCGAGGTTGACCTGCGCGTCGGCCCCGGCACCGCGCTCCCTGCGCCCGAGGGCGCGGGCTCGCCGCAGTGGGTGACGTTCCCGCCGGACAGCCTCACCGACCTGCGCACGCACTGCCTGTTCCTCATCGCGCTCGCCTACCGGACCGCTGGCCTCGAAGTTCAGGCCGACCAGAGCGCGCAGACGCAGAGCGGCGAGGCGCTGCGTGTGAGGTCGCGGGACTTCGAGGCGCGGGCTCGGCAGTTCGCGCAGGATCTCGAAGCGTACGAGCGCAAGGCGCTGTCGCTGGTGGCCGACCTGCTCGGCGTCGACCTCGACCGCATCACCGTGACGCTGACCTACCCGAAGCGTTTCGTGGCCGACGACCCCGCCGAGGCGCTTGCGAAGGCGACGCTGCTGCTGACGCAGGTCGGCGACCGCATCGGCGCGACGGGCACGGTGCTCGCGATCCGGCAGGCGATCAGTGCCGCGCTCGCGCTCGATGACGAGACGCTCGCGAAGGTCGTCGCGCAGATCGAGACCGAGTACGCAGAGTCCGAGCAGGAGCGCGAGGGCAGGCCCTCGCAGCCGCCGCCGCCGCCAGCCGAGGAGTGATCCATGGCCGTCGTCCCGATCAGAGGTCTCACTCGTCTCCGCGAGATCGACAAGGCCGCGGCGCTCGCCATGGCCGCGATCGGGCGCGTCCCTGGCGCAGCCATCGTCCTCCCCAACGACGCGCTGCAGAAGCTCCGGTGGCTTGAGCGCGGAGGCCGGGACTTCCGCGAGGTCACCAACGTCATGAAGGCCGAGGTCAACGACGCCTTCGTCGACGCCCTCCGCAAGGTCGCTGCGGGCAAGGCGCCGGTCAGCGCGCCGTGGAAGGCCGCAGCCGAGGCGTACCGCGACAGGCTCGCGACGCGCCTCGCGACGAGCGGTGGCGACGTGCGGAGTCGCTTGCGCAAGCTCAAGCCCTCGACCATCCGCCGCAAGGGCCACAGCCGCATCGGCGTCGACAGCGGCCTGCTGCTGAAGCAGGTCTCGACAGCAGCGACGCGAGTGACGAGAGAGAACGCATGACCCCAACATGGCTCCGCACCCATGACGACGCGCTCGACCTCCTGCGCTACGCCGTGCCCGGCGCAGTGATCGAGCTCGCGCCGACGCGCGCTGGCGGTGATGGCGCGCGCGCGTACCAAATCACGCTCGTCGGAGCGCGCGTGCGCGTCTCGGGCGGCGACGTGTACCACCTGCCCTGCCTAGCCGCGCCGATCGCTCGTCGAGCGCGCGAAATCGCAGACGGCCTGCGGGATGCGGCGCGACAGTGATTGCGCTTGACACCAGCGGCGTGAGAGACTCGACGGGCATGGACCCCGTGACGACCCCTCCCGCGCCTGCGCCCGCGCCCGCACCAGCTGTCGTGGTGCCGACTCCGACCCCCGCCGTGGTCGTGCCAGCGCCGCCGCCTGCGCCCGCCGTCGTCGTGCCGCCTGTCGTCGCACCGCCTCCGGTCGTCGAGCCGCACAAGGCCCCGCCTGCGCCCGCGCACGACGGCCACGACGTGATGCGCCGCGCCCTTGTGCGGAGCGAGGTGGTGCGGGTCGCCGAGAAGGTCGGAGCGATCGACTCCGACACCGTGCTTGCCCTCGTCGCCGATCAATTTACTGTCGCCGACGATGGGCGCGTGGTGGTGTCGCGCGACCCGCGGCAGACCATCGAGGACCACCTCCGCAGCTACCTCGCGAGCAAGCCCTTCCTGCTCAAGCCGCTCGCGCCCGCTGGTGGCTCGCCCGCGTCGGCGGTCGTCGTGCCGCCGACTGCGCCCGCGCCTGTCGACCTGTCGACCTCGGCTGGTCTGACCGACCTTGCACGCAAGACCGCGGTCGCCCTCGGGCTGCGCCGGGCTGGGTGAGCGATGCCAGTGCCCGACCGCTATCGCGGCATCAACTTCGCGCCGCCGCAAGGCGTCGTCGAAGCGCTGCGTCGTGGTCTGGCGCTGCATGAGCAGGGCTACTCGGGCGACGGCCTCCAGCCTGCGACGGTCGCGTGGGCCACGCGCATGGCAAGCGGCGACGACGTGACCTTCGAGAAGGCACGCACCATGAACGCGTGGTTCGCTCGCCACGACAACCCAGTGGAGCGGCGCGCGCGCGAGCGCGACAAGCAGTCGCCTGCCTACGTCGCGTGGCTGCTCTGGGGCGGCGACGCTGGCATGGCATGGGCAGCCAAGCTCGTCCGTCAGATGGACGCCGCCGACAACGAAGACCTCACCGCTCGCGCTAGGGCGAGCAGGAGCAACGGCTAGACCCGGCCCCGCCGCGCGCTCTGGCCCTCGCGTGAAAGACACGCATCATGTCCCAGACGAACGCCCTCCTCGCGGGCATCGCAGTGCGAGAGAACGTCAGCCCCGGCATCCCCGTCGACCTCGTGTCGCGGCCGACCGACCTGTACAACCTGCTCCTCCAGAACGGCCTCGTCGTGCCCTCGAACGGCGCGCAGCCGTTCGAGTGGAACGTGCAGTACAGCAGCACGGACAACGCCGAGATCTTCGTGGAGAACCAGGCGATCGGCAGCACCAACCGCCGCAACCTCGCGCGCGCCGTGCTGTCGCCCTTCTACCTCCGCGCGGTGGCCAGCGTGACGGGTCACGTCCTCGATCAGGTGGCGCGCGGCGGCACCTTCGAGGATCTGCTCCAGGCCGAGATCGCCAACGCGACGAAGGATCTCTACAGCCTGCTGGAGTCCACGCTGCTCGGCTCGACGCAGGATCGCGGCATCGCGTCGATCGTCGACAGCGGCGACACCTACGCGGGCCTCGCTCCCGGCTCCTACTCGACGTGGGCGGCGTACGAGCAGGGCATCGGCGGCGCGCTCAGCGCGGCGGTCATGCACGACACCTACGAGGCGCTGACCACGGTGCCCTACAACGCGACGCCGAGCGTGATCCTCTGCGCCGCCAACCAGATCACCAACTACGTCTCGATCATGGGCGCGAGCTCGTCCTACTCGCGGATGAACCTGCCGCTCTCTGGCCCGGTCGACCTCGGGCTCCTCCGGTCGGCGCCGACCTACAACGGCATCCCGCTGATCAACATCCGCCGGATGACGACGACCGAGATGTACTGGCTCGACCTCTCGTCGGGCGTGCAGCTCGTGATGCACCGCGACCTGAAGGTGGAGAACCTCGCGAAGGTCAACGACAACCAGGAAGTCGTCGCGTCGATGGCGTGCGCACTCAAGGTCGCCAACCGCCGCAAGCACGGCAAGCTCACCGGCATTACGGCCTGATAGGAGGACACGACCATGGGCGCATTCACGTCTGTCACTCAGCTCTCCAACGAGTTCGGCGTTCACGAGCGCCGCGCTGTCGTCACCGCCGTCGGCCCTGCGTCCTACGACGCGGGCGGCTCGGTGATCAACCTGTCGTCCCTCGCGGGCGGTGGCTTCACCAAGGTCTACGGGGTCAAGCTCATCGGCCAGCCGACCGCTGCCGACGACAAGTACCAGCCGACCTTCATCACCGCGGCGTCCTACGCGGCCGCCACGGGCAAGCTGAAGGTGCGTGACATCAGCGCCGCGAGCGACGCCGAGGCGAGCGGTGACCTCTCTGCCGTGACCTTCGTCCTCGAAGTCACGGGCGTCTGACCAACCAAGGAGCCTCTCAATCGTGATCGTCCTCCCTCTCGCCTTCGACCGCTGGGCCACCGTCGAGCACCTCGGGGATCAGTCGCGCCGCGCGTACGTGGCCGACGAACTCCGACGACTCGATCGCGATGGCGTGCCCCTCCTCACGGTGGCACTCGCGCAGACCGACGATGCAGTCCGCCACCTCGCGGTGACGATGCTGCGCGACAACGCCGACGGCGAGGGGAAGACGATCTACGACCACGGACGGCAATGGATGCTCGCGCTCGTCGAGGGCGAGAACCCGCCCGACCGCGACGCGCAGGGGCGGTTGATGCCACCGGAGCTCAAGGGCAAGGTGCTGCGGACCAAGGTCGGCAACCTCGGCGGCAACGTGCCCGCCACTGCGGACAAGCACGAACTCTCGCGATGGAACGCCGAGGCTCGCCAGGCGCGCGAGCGAAGCCGCGGCGACCTGTATCGCTACGTCGACATCACCCGCAAGGCGTCGCCGTTTGCGATCGAGGACGCCATCAAGGTGCTGTCAATGTGGGGCGTCGGCGTCGCTCCGAAGCAGTACCGTCGCGCCTCGACTCCCGATCGGCGCGGCGTGGTCGAGGAGTCCAACGGCCAGTGCCAGTGGCTCGTCGAGGAGCACACGCCGAAGTCCACCAGCTCGCGCAAGGTCGCCTGATGCGCTGGGTCCAGTACAACGGCAGCGGCAGCATCACCTTCGACCTGCCGTCGCGCCCGAGCGGGGCTGGCACCGCAACCGTGCGCTCGATGGGCGGCGCGGCGCAGGCGACTCCGACTCCGACGCTCGATGGTGTCAACACCACGCTGTCGAGCGCCGCCGCGGCTGGCAGCACGTCTCTCGCCGTGACGAGCGCCACGGGCATCGTCGCTGGACGACGCTACCTCGTCGGCGGCGCGGAGAGCGCGGGCGGGGAGTCGGTGTTGGTGGCTGCGGTGTCTGGACTCGCCGTGTCGCTGGCGCGTCCGCTGGCTCGCGCCAAAGCCTCGGGAGCGGCCTTCCAAGGCACCCGCATCACCGTCGCCGTGTCGAGCGCCTGCACCGCGGAGATCGTCAGGCAGAGCCGCGTGGAGTGGGTCGACCCCGACACGGGCGAGCTGATCGCGATCCCCTTCGACGTGACCCGCTACGCGCCGCGCTCGCACCTCACGGAGTCGCTGCTGCTCGACCTCGACGCCAGCCTGCGAAAGCGCCTGCCCTCGGGCGCGTGGGTGCCCGCGCTGATCGAGCGCGCGTGGGAGATGCTGCTGGACGACCTCGGGACGAAGGAGCGCCACCCCGGCGGATACGCTGGCGTGGTCGAGCTCACGACCGCGCACGCCTACCGCGTGCGCGCGCTGGTCGCTGAGACCGACACGACCGCCGAGGGCGTGCTCTACCGCGACGACATGCGCGAGCGGTTCCGGCAGGAGCTCGACCTCGCGCTCGCCAGCGTCGCCTACGACACCAACCAAGATGGCAACGCCGAGGTGGGCAAGGCCCTCTGGCGCGGCGTGCCTCTGTTGAGGTCGTAGCCATGGCGTACTTCTCCGCCCACCGCACGCTGGCGCTGTCGCTGCTCACCACCGCTGCCGGTGAGGCTGGGCACACCATCACCGCTGGACACTTCCGGCTGCCGTCGGGGCCGCTTGAGACGTGCGAGCCCGACGCTGTCGAGCGTGCGGTTGAGGTGCAGATCCTGTCGTCGGCGCCGCTCGGCGGCTACCAGAACCACCTCGACGGTCGCGACCTGCGCGTGAGCCCTCTCGTCGTCCGTGTTGGCTACCGCTTCGAGCCCGAGGGGTCGCTCGACGCAGGCGTAGACGCAGCGCGCCTGGGCGGTGCCGACCGCGGGTCCATCGAAGACCGCGCCAGCGAGGACGCCGCGCTGATCCTCGGCTCGGTGTCGTGGCAGCCGTCGTGGGCGGGGCTCGACCCGCACGTCATTGACGTTGCGCCCGCCGAGGACGGATGGTCTGTGGAGTTCCTCGAGGACCGCGCCGTGTTGTCGGTCCCGTTCAGCATGACCACGAGGGCCACCTTCCCCGGAGCGTACGGCCCCGTCACCACATGAGATCACCGTGAGCACCACCCCGATCGATCACGTCGCGTTCGAGCATCTTGGCGCCGTCTACTTCACCGAGGAGTCTGTGTTCGGCACCACCGGCGCGCAGCTGCGCCGCGCGGCGCCTGTCGGCGACTCCGTCGAGACCACCGCGACGCAGGTGCTCGTCGACGCGATGAAGCTCTCCCCCGTGCCCTACGACGCCGTGACGCCCATGGCGGGCGACAAGGGCGGAACGGTGAACTTCTCCTACTATCTGCAGCCCCCTGCCACGCTGCTCGACGAGACGGGCACGCTGCCGACGGACGTGACGATGCCGGGGCGCATCCCGCTGCGCGTCGTGTTCGGCGGCGAGTCGATCCCCGACGTGGGCACGCAGGCCGCGACGCCGACGAGCGCGACCGAGTTCACGGTCGACAGCGGCGACGGCGCGGACTTCCCGGCGGGGCAGATCATCGCCGTCGCCAACGCCAGCAACGGCCTCGAGGTCGCGCAGGTGCGGTCGCGCTCGACCGACACGCTGACCGTCTACCCCGCGCTCTCAGGCACCCCGGCGAGCAACGCCGACGTGGTGCAGATGGTCTGCTACTACCCGACGCGCACCAACTCGCGCTCGATGTCGGTGTCGGCGTCGTCGCGCGACACGTCGAGGCAGTACACCTTCAACGGGCTCAACGGGTCATGCGCGCTGCGCTTCGAGCGCAACGCCCTCGCCCTCGCCCAGTTCACGCTCAACGCCGCGACCTTCACCGGCCCCTCGTCGCAGGGCCTGTCGGTCGCGCGGTCGGAAGACCCTGCTGGCTCGCCGCTCGCGGTGCGCAACGCGATCGTGTGGCTCCAGCCCGTCGCGACGACGACCCGCGTGGACACCGCGATCGACACCGTGGCGATGGAGCTGAACTTCGGCAACATCCACCTGACCAGCCTCACCGGCACGCTCGAAGGCAAGCGCGCGGTCGCTCGCGGCGAGGGGCTAGTGCAGGCGTTCGCGAAGATCACGCTGGAGATGCCCGACAACGCCGACGTGTTCACGTGGTTCGACGCGGGCACTGAGTTGCACTTCTCCCTGATCGTCCGCGCGGGCGCCGCCGCCTCGCGACGCCACGTCGTCGTGATGGCCCCGCAGTGCGTGATCGAGTCGATCCCCGAGCGGTTCAAGGGCGAGGGGAACCTCACGAAGCTCCGCGTGGTGCTGCGCACCAAGATCAACGAGCAGTGCTCCGGCACGCTCGACAACGAAGAGCTCGCGCAGGCGCCGTTTGTGCTCGCGCTGGGCTGACAGGAGAGCATGGACCCGACGAGCAAGACCCTCCGCGTGGTGCGTCTCAACCCGAGCGACCCTGACCCTGCGCTCGACGTGGCGGTGATGAGTCGTCCGGTCGACGGCGACTCTCTCAGCCGCGCCGCGCGCTACCTCGTCACGCGCGACGAGTCGCTGCTGGTGTTCCGCGAGGCGATGGCGCCTACGTGGTTCCACCTGCGGCGGCTGTCCGCGGCGTGGATGGTCGACGTGCTCGACGGGCTGTTCTCGGCGCCCGCGCAGCGGATGCTCGCGTTCCGCGCGGCCTGCCACGCGGTCGAGGGAGACGAGATGCTCACGGTCGCGCAGCCTGGCTCGAAGGGGGCGCGGTTCGTGGCGACCGAGGCGCATCACGGCGTCGGCCTCGCCCCCGAGGAGTGGGTGCAGGAGATCGCCGACCGGTTCGGGCTGGAGACCGTGCAGGAGATGGGTCGCGTCGCAATCGACCTGTCGCGTCTGCCGAAGGCCGCCCGAGGCCCTTTCGGCTACTGGGCTGGGTCGGTAGCGTCGCCCTGACCGAAGCGCTCGGCGACGCGGCCTGTGGCTGCGACCTAGCCGAGCGCGCTGCGTCCGAGACAGACCCGCGCGGCGCCGCGGTGCTCGCCAGCGACGCCGCAGCGTGCCGCGCGGAGTGGCGCTGCCCGCTCGCCGGTGGGCGCATCGATCCGAGCGCGCTGCCCGAGACGCACCGCGCAGCGATCGATCGGGCGTCGAGGCTCTGCCATGCCGAGGCAGGTGAGATCCGCACCTGTCCGGGGTACTATCCCCGCCGTCCGGAGGCCCACCGAGCGGTGACGCACCTCCGGTGGCTCCGCGCGGGCGCGCTGCACCTCAGGTGTCCGCACCCCACCGGGGCCGAGGTCGAAGCTCTCGACCTCGTACAGGACTCTCTGGCCTCCCGCGAACGGGACGAGCTGGAGCGAGCGAAACGCAAGGGCAACGACCGTGGCTGACGACGCACTCGACGAGCTCTCCAAAGAAGCGCGCGCAGTCGCCAACTCGCTCAAGCAGATGGGCGACGCGGCGAAGGGCGCTCAGGCGCCGCTGGCTGGCGTCGGCGAGAGCGCCGAGGACGCCTCGCGGTCGACGCAGGTGCTGACGCACGCTCTCGGCGAACTCGCGGCGGATGGCCTCAACAACGCGATCGATGCTGCGCTTCGTTTCGGTCCTGCGCTGGTCGAGGCCGCCGCGGGGTCGGAGCGCCACCAGATGGCGCTGCAGCAGCTCGGCGCGGCGTACGGGGTGGTGCAGCAGGCCACCAACGGAGTCGTGTCCGCGGAGCAGGCCGCAGCCGTGCAGCAGCGCGCTCTGCAGTCTGGCCTCAGGCTGTCGGCGCAGGAACTCGCAGCGGTCACGGCGCGGGCGCGTGACTTCGCGCGGTCGACCGGCACCGATATCAACCAAGCCCTCGAGCAGCTGACCGACCAGCTGATCAACCCCGGCGAAGAGCTCTCCAAGTTCGGCATCCGGCTGCAGCAGGGGATGGAGGCGGGCGACCAGCTTCGCGAGGCGCTGCGACAGCTCTCCGAGCAGGCGGGGCAGACCGGCGTCGCGCAAGCCTCGCTGTCTGAGTCGATGGAGATGGCAACGCGCGCGCAGCGCGAGGCCACTGACGCGCTCGCCGGATTTATCGCGCAACGGCTCGAACTCGCAGACTTCTTCACTCAGTTCTCGGGCTGGCTCACGCAGGCGACGACGGACGCCAACAGCTTCAACGCCATGATCGAGGCTGCGGTCGGCACGCTGACCGAGATGATCGGTCTCCGATCGACGGCCATGGCGCCGCAAGCGCAGAGCGCGTCGGGGCAGTTCACCACCGAGGCTGGCGCGATCGCGGCGCGACTGCGCGCGCGAGGGTTCAACCTCGGCGGTGTCGAGCTCGGGCGTCTCGGCGTGCAAGGCACTCCTGAGCAGCGCGCCCGCATCCTCGAAGCTCTGCAGCGGGCAGAGCGCGGCGCGCTCGAAGGCGGCGCGCAGGAGACGCTCGGGTTCGCCGGTGGTCGCGGTGTGACGCGACAGCAGGCCCTCCAACAGCAACTGCGCGGGCTGACGGCAGAGATCGAGCAGACCTTCGCGGAGCAGGAGCGGATCAGGATCGAGGCCGAGCGGGCGACCGAGAGGGCACGCCGCGCCGAGATCAACCGGCGCAACCGTGTCAGCGGCGGCGGCGGCGGCGGCGGCGCTGCCAGAGCGGCTGCTGTCGAGATGCCCACGGTGTTCTCCCCCGAGGTAGAGGCGCTCTTCGTCGAGGCCGAGCGGGCAGGGCGTCAGCGACCGCTCGAAGAGCTGATGGCGCAGGCCGATCAGCAGGCGGCGGCGCAGCGGCGCGCCGTCGAGGAGTTCCGCGCGCAGTCTCGCGAGGCGATCGGCGCTCGCGCGGGAGGACTCGACCTGACAGCCCGAGGGCAGGCTGCGGAGCGTGCGCTCATCGAGGCCCGCGGTGGCACCGTCGGACGCGCGACGCTCACGACGCAGCTCCGCGAGCGGCAGCAGGCGTTGCAGGGACTCCTCGAAGAGAATCGGCAGATGACCGACGCGCAGACGGCGGCGGGCGCCTCGGCGCGCGAGCTGAACGACCTGCTCACGCAGCGCATCGGCATCCAGACCTCTCTGGCGGAGACCACCCGCGCGCTCACCGAAGAGCAGTACCGGCTCAGCGAAAGCCAACAGTTCGTGCTGGAGAAGTCCACCGAGGTCGCTGGCGTGCTCGGCGGCACGCTGGTCGACGCGGCCTTCGCAGCGCAGGACGCGCAGGCCAACGCGGGCGCGACCTTCGCCCAGGTGGTCGAGGATCAGACGCGCTCTTTCCTGCGGTCGCTCGCACGGCAGTCGGTCGTGTCGGCGTTGCAGGAGACTGCCAAGGGGGTCGGCGCGCTCGCCATGGGCAACGTCCCCGGCGCCGTCGGGCACTTCAAGTCCGCTGGCCTCCACGCCGCTACAGCGGCCGCTGCGGGCATCGGAGCGGCTGCCATGGGGCCACAGACCTCCGCGACGCCTGCGGCCGCTGGCGGGGCTGCTGGCGCGGGCACGACGACCGCGGCTCGGGCAGACGACCGGCAGACCGGCGGTGGCGGCGGTCCGCTGACGCTGGTGGTCAACGTGAGCGGCGCCGCGTTCACTGACGCCGGGGTGCAGCAGGCTGTAGGCTCTGCCCTGCGCGAGGCCGTCGGCACTGGCGCGATCCGGCGAGAGCACCTCGTCGGCCTGTTCGGAGGATGACCATGGCTGAGTCGCTCGGATACCTGCTCGCGCAGTCGTTCCGCATCACGTCGACGCAGACGATCACGACCACCGACGACCGCGGCGGGCCGACCAACCGCACCGTGGCTGCGGCGTGGTACCGCACGCGCCTCGCCAACGGCACGGGGTCCGCGCACAACGACCCAGTGGAGTTCCTCGCGGCCGTCACGGCGGCGCTCGGCTCGCTCAACTGGCTGCTCACCATCGCGCCTGCGACGGGAAAGGTTCAGTTCACGTACCTCGGCGCGACCTCGGGCTCCATCGACCTCTCGGGCTCGCCGACGCTGCGGGCGCTGCTGGGGATGACAGGCAACGTCCCGTCGACCGCGACCGGCACGACGTACACCGCGCCGCACCAGCCGACGCACTGCGTCTTCGCGGCCTTCGTCGACCCCGACTCGGGCTGGGTCGACCAGCCGCAGCGGTACGCGGCGTCGTCGATGCCCGACGGCACCGTCTACGGGTGGCACGACGGGCGCGCCACGTTGCGTCGGCAGGGCGCCTTCAAGCTGCTGCCGAAGGACGCTGGCTTCGTCACGTCGCTGTCGTCGACCTCGACGCAGGCCTACCCGGTCTCGTCGCGGTGGCTCTCGCCGTCGACCGGCGAGCCAGCGCAGGCGCCGCCGTGGTCCGCGCTCGACACCGTGGTCACCGCGCACACGCTCGAGTGCGGCGTGACGTGGGGCGACCTGCAGGGCGTTCTGAGCGGCAGTGTGACAGCCTATGACAAGGTCTACCTCACGCCCGAGATGGCGTCGGCTGCGCGCGTGACGCTGTCGATCCCCGGCTACGACGCGCGGCGCGATGTGTCGTTCGAGCTCTCCTACGCGGGAGCGGGGACGCTGTGAGCGGCTGGGCACTGACCATCACGGGCGTTCCGCACGTCTTCACGACGCACGATCAGGGGACTCTGACGAGCTCGTCGCCGCTCTGGTGGGCGGGCGAGACCGGCGTGGTCTACGCCAACGGGTGGCTGTCGCCGCCGCGCGGCACCATCAGCGAGCGCGCGAAGCCCCTTGAGGGCGAGCTTGAGGTGTCGCCGTTGTCGTTCGAGCTGCACGACGCCGCGACGACGGCAGGCGGCTCACCGCTCCTGACCAGCCTCGCGGGGCGTGACGCGGCGCTACTGACCTCGACGCCGCTGGCCTCGACGATCACCGCAAGCGCGACCTCGATCACCGTCGGCAACGGGGCGCTGTTCACCGCGCCATGTTTCGCCTGGCTCAACACGGAGTGCGTGCGGGTCACCGCGGTCGCTGGCAACGTCCTGACGGTCACGCGAGGGCGCCTCGGCACGAAGGCGATCGCGCACACGGTCGACGCGGCGACGGGGTACTTCCCGGAGCTCTACGCGAGCGTGCCGTGGACGACGCGGCGCAAGGTCAACCTCTGGCGCGTCGAGGGCACTACCGCGACGCTCTACTGGTCGGGCTACGCGGTGCGGGCGCCTGCGCTCGCGGCAGAGGGCGCGCGCTACGCCATGGCCTGCGACCCGCTCTGGCAGGTGCAGGCGAGCAACGGCATCGGCGGCAACACTGGTTCGACGCGCCTCGCTGGCTACAACAGCGGCAACGTCAACGAGAGCAACACCGGCGGGCAGCAGTTGTTCGTCTCTCGCACGACGCTCAGTGGCGGCACCGATCCTGCGACCGGGACGCGAGTCAACGTCCGAACCTGCGGGTCTTATCGCACGCTCGAACTGCTGTTCCGGCAGCACGCCGACCTTGCCTCGTCGCTCACCAACAGCGCTGGTCAACGAGTCGTCTACCACTACACGCGCACAGCCGATGGCATCGCCATCAATGCCGACTCCACGCAGCCGTTCAGGATCGAGGCTGCGTGGTCGCAGACGGCAGGGATCACGCAGGATGCTCGCGCCAACGGCACGCGCCACGCGGTCACTGCGCGACTCAGCGAGGTGCCTCAGGGCGGCGTAACTCTCGTGTCGACCGCCGCAGGCAACGTCTCCTATCTCGTGTCGTCTCTCGCCTCGCTGCCGACGACGTGGACCGAGACGACGACAACCGAGGCGTCTATGACGACGGCCGAGCAGCCCGCGCTTCGGCTCCATCTGGACGAGTCGTGGTCGGCGTTGCTGACGCGCGTCACGACCGCGGACACGGCAGCACTAGGCCCGCACATCTCTGGCTCTGCGATCGTGTGGGCGCCGCGCAGGGCCGGCGCTCAGGTTCCGCAGCCGCGCACAGGGACCGTGCCGCACACATGGGTTCTGCTCGGCTCGCCGGTGCTCAAGGTGGCCTACCGAGTGCGGACGGACCACTGGCTGCTCGGCCTCAAGCACAGCGTCATCGGGCTCTGCGAGGACGCCCGCGCCGAGGATTGGGACTGGTCGAGCGTCTACGCCGCGGGCACCTCAGGACCGGCGCTGCGTGCGACGGCGGGCCTGCGCACGGCGAGGGAGTGGCTCTTCGACGGCGACCGCACCCTCGGGTCCGTCGTGACGGAGTGCTCGCTGCTGCACGGGTGCACGCCGGTCACGCGCTCGGGGCGCCTTGCGATTCACGCCTGGGGCTGGCCCGCGGCGGGCGCGGCGCCGGTGGTGACGCTCACGTCCACTGATCTCATCGGCCTGCCGACGTGGTCGCGCTGGGCCGACGGCATCGTCAACCGACTCAAAATCAAGGGCGAGGCCCTCAACGTCGAGGCGACGCTGCAACAGAGTCGTGCGCGCTACGGGCCGGGGCGCACGATCACTGTCGAGCTCGCCGGAATCGAAGACCAGAGCCTGCCTGTCGACGACCCCTATGCCTTCGCGCGCGAGGTCGTCGGGCGCCTCGAGCTCTGGTCCGAGCCGCTGGCCGTCGCGACGCTGACGCTCAAGGCGTCGCTTTGGGACACGGTAGAGCTAGGGTCGTTGATCAAGGTTACGGAGTGGATGCTCCCTAACGGCTCGGGCGGGCGCGGATTGACCTCGAAGATCGGCATCGTCTACGCGCGGACGCTCGACCTTGAACGCGCGCAAATGAAGGTCGAGGCGTTGCTCTTCCCGCGCGAGTCGTACCCCTACGCACCGTGCGGCAAGGCCGACTCGGTTGTCTCGTCGACGGTGCTGCAACTCGCCAGCGGCTACGTGACCGGCGCGTACACCTACTCTGGCGGGGTGGACGCGAGTACGTTCACCGCGGGCGACGTGGTCGATCTGATCGAGCGCGACACGACGACGCTGTGGACCGAGCAACTGACGGTGCAGTCGGTCGACACCGGCACCAACCGGCTGACGTTCACGTCGGCCATGTCGGCGACCGCGCAGTCGAAGATCGCTGCGGGTTGGGTCGACGTGCGCTTCGCTCAATACTGGACGCTTACGGCTACGCAAAAGAGCAACTGGATGTTCGTCGGCGATGACACGACGCTGGTGATCGACTCGACCTCCGACGCCGCCCGCCCGATCGCGCCCTAGGAGACGAGATGCCCATCGGACAACGAGTCGTCACGCGCTACATCAAGCACCCGGCGGCAGGGTCGGGCTACCTCGCCGATGGAGACCCGCTCGACGCGGGCAGCGCGCACATCGTCCACAGCAACCTCTCGCACCTGAGCGAGCGCAACATCCGCCTCGTGGCGCACGCGCTCGGCCCCGGCGAGGTCGACTGGCAGGGCGCGTGGTCTGGCGTGATCGACGAGACCCAGAACGGGGTGAGTGCCGACACCTACGAGCTGATCCCGTGGTACCGCGATCGCACCGCGAAGGCGTTTGGCCCCCTCGCACTATCGATGGCGCGCGTTCAGACGGCGCCCGCGGGGCTGGTCCCGCGGAAGGTCCGCGTCGTCGTGCAGGGCACGAAGAGCACGCAGAGCGGGACCACGCTCTACGTCTACGCTGCGCTGACCGCGACGTGCGACACGCCGATCCGATCGCTGCGCTACGCCACGGCCACGGCGTCGAAGGCCGCTGGGGGCAGCGACACGCTCTGTGTGTTCGACCTCCTGCTGACGCCAGAGCTGGTGCGCCCGACGCAGGAGTGGCCCTGCCGCGAGGCGTCGTCGGGCCTCGGGGCGACCGCAGCGATCACTCCCGCGTGGGTGTGGGTCGGCTGGCGCTCGACCACGACGGCAGCGCCGAGCGGCGATCCGGACACGATCGAGTCCATCAGCGTCTTCGAGGTCTGGGAGTAGCCATGCCGACACCCGTCACACAGGCGCCGAGCGCGTTCAGTCTCGATGCCGTCCGCACCGGCGAGCCCGTCAGCGTCGGCACCGTCGCGCGCCTGGCGGAAGAAACTGCGTTCCTCAACGGCCACAACCTCGTCAAAACCGGCGAGGCTGACGCGCCGCTGCGTCAGACCGGCGCGGGGCGCGTATCGCTCACCGGGCTCGCGTACACGCTGCGCGTGCCGTACACGCGGTCGAGCGGCGCGCGAGTAGTTCGCATCGCGGTCGAGATCCACGAGAGCAGTGAGATCCTCGACTCACAGGCGATCACCGTGACGCTGCCGACGGGTGCGACGTGGCTCGATGCCGGTGGGCTCGATGGCACCGCCACGTTCTTCAACCCTCCCGTCGGACGCACGACGCCCATGGAGATCGTGGGTTTCGCGAACGTCAGCGGCGTCACGGCGTCGCTGACGCAGGAGATCGCGGTCGCGACGACGCCCACCTCGAAGGGGTCTGGAGTGCGGCGCGTGACGGTTCACGAGTGTCCGCTGTCGTCGCTCGCGGTGTCGTCGTCGGAGCCCGGCTGGGACGCAGCCGCGACGCGCTCGGGGCGCCCGGTGATCGACGGCGGCTCAGCGTCTCCGCGCGGGATGCAGCGGCTGTTCCACCTGCTCGATCAGGCGCGGTCGGCGTGGCGCCAGCACTGGTGTCTGTCGGGCGTCGAGAGCGCCAACGCGACCACGTCGAACACTCAGACGCCGCACTGGCACCGGCAGAGCGCGACCGAGGGCGAGATCGACTGGCTGCTCAACGCCGCTGTCAACGACCCCAACTGGTACCTGCAGGTCCGCGACCTTTACGCTGGCACGGCCAGCGCGTGGAAGTTGCGCGTGCGCTACCGCACGTCAAGCGCAGTCGACTGCGAGCTCAAGCTGTACCATCAGGGCGGGTCGCTCGGCTCCAACACGTTCACTGGCGTCGGCACCGAGGGCAGCACCGCGGTCACTCTGACAGCCACCTCGGGCGCGTGGGCGTGGACGACGGCTGTCTCGGTGTCGCTCCCGCGCGACGGCACGAACGGGCTGGTGCGGCTGCGTTTGACGGCGAAGGGGCCGGGGTCTGGCGAGCTCTTATCGATCGCCTGCGTTGACCTGCGAGAGGACGAGGCGTAGCGTCGGCGGGTCGGCGCCCAGCGGCCCTTGGCTGTGCTCGCGGCGCCAGTAGCTGGAGTCAGCCAGTGGCAGAGAAATCCCGCCCCGTAGTCCTCGCGACGACCGTCGCGCTCACCGGCTCGATCGCCGTCGTCGGCAACACGTTCGACACGCGCGACAACGAGTACATTTCGCTCGTCGTCAACTGGGCGAAGAACGCGGCGGAAACGCTGCTCACCGTTGAGGTGCAGGGCACGCTCGACGGGACGACGTGGGTGTCAATCCCGGTGGTGATCGACGGCTCGGCCACGATCGCCTCCGGCGTGGCGACGGCGGCGCTCGGCGAG